ACGTTGTCAGGTGACATCATCATTGGCACGGGTGACGCAGGAATAAGTTTTAACGATGGCAACAACGCTGTTATTCCTGCGAATTTTGGCACTAATGCTTTTAGTGATAATTTTCTTGATTTAGGTGCATCAAGCAATCGCTGGGATGATGTTCGTGCCACCAACGGCACAATCCAAACATCTGACGCAAACGAAAAACAACAAATCTCCAGCTTGACATCCGCAGAGATTACAGCCGCCAAAGCAATCAGCAAACTGTTCAAGACCTTCAAATGGAATGACAAGGTTGAAGCCAAAGGCGATGCCGCTAGAACGCACACTGGCGTGATTGCACAGGACGTTCAGTCGGCAATGACCGATGTAGGGCTTGATGCAACTAAGTACGCTTTCTGGTGTTCCGACACTTGGTGGGAAACACAGACCGAAGTTCCAGCCGTTGAAGCGGATGAAGAAAACGGCATTGAGGCAAAAGACGCATACACCCGCACAGATAGTTTTAAAACAGCCGAAGAAGCCCCAGAAGGTGCAACAGAGCGCACCCGTCTTGGCATCCGCTATCCTGAACTGCTGGCGTTTATCGGTGCGGCTACTGAGCAACGCTTGGCTGATATTGAAACACGCTTGACCGCACTGGAGGCCGAATAATGGCATATATAGGTAAATCTCCCAGCACAGGTGTTCGCAATCGCTTTATTTATACAGCGACTGCTGGTCAAACCACCTTTAGTGGTACTGACGACCATAACCGCACGTTGAGCTACACCGATGCGGAGTTTACCGATGTCTTCCTTAACGGCGTAAAGCTAGACAAGTCTGACTATACCGCCACCTCTGGCACTAGCATTGTTCTTGATAGCGGTGCCACAGTAGGCGACACGCTTGAAATCCTTGGATTTGATACCTTCTCTGTTTTCTCTGGTGACTTTAGCCAAGACGTTACTGTTGGTGGCGACCTGACTGTTGACACCAACACCCTTCATGTCGATAGCGCAAATAACAGAATAGGAATAAACACCACCTCACCGATAGCAAACCTTCACATTGTGGACACAGGAACTACAGAGCCTGCCATATACATTCAGGGTGCAAGTACTAGTGAAGGTGAAATAGCGATTCCAGCTGGCGAGTCTTTTGACGTAGGCCATTTTGATGGGACAACTTTCACATCACGCCTTAAATTTGATTCCAGTGGTGATTTTCTACTAAATGGGCTCGCAACGTCTGTTGTCAGAGGTATAGACGTTCAAAGAGATGGCACGGACTATACAACCACCGCCGATGGTAGCAATAAAATATCTGACGTTAAGACATACACGCCTGTCTCATCTACATCCACCGTGTACGCCATAGTGAATTTTTATGGTTCAGTGGCGAATGATGGCTCTGATAATGATTTTAATGGGCGGATTGAGGTGAAATCTACTCAAGCAAACGGTACAGCAATTAGCGCACTAGCTCAATCTGTCAACATCACAGACAATGCTGATGTCCAATATGGCACATACAACATTTCGACAGCCTCACTGATACTGCAATTTCATACCGCATTTTCTGGTGCTGTCGCAAAGAATAGTGATGGTAATTATTCTGTCGCCATCTTTGGTGGTGAGGATGATGATACCACTAGTACGTTTTCAACATTGATTACTATGAGAGCCATGAACGTAATGTTTATCGAAGTGGAGGCTTAAAATGAAAAGCGATATTTTAATTAGAGCCGTCTGCAAAGGTCTAAACAAAACCAGAGGTGTGACCATTCGTACTCCAGAGGAAGGCGAACAAACTGTACTTATTGACGATGTAGAACAGTCGTTGTCTTCTCTAGGTTTCGATGTGGATGCAAAATATGCAGAAGAACTAGAACTGTCTCAAGGCGCAGAGGTTCGTGTGAAACGAAACGCAATGCTTCAAGAAAGCGACAGCATCATGCACCAAGACCGTTGGGGCAATTTAACAAAAGCGAAGCAGAATGAATGGATTGCTTATCGCCAAGCATTGAGAGATGTAACATCTCAATCAGGCTTTCCAACATCTGTGTCTTGGCCGTCCAAGCCGTAAGGAGTGACAGACATGAGCAACGCAAGAGAACTAGCACAGATACCCAGCACTCCGTCAGGGCGGCGTAATCTGATTATCAATGGTGCTATGAGGGTGGCACAGCGTGGGACTAGCTTCAGTAGTAACGCTGGCATTTACACTCTTGATAGAATGAGAAGGGCTGGAAGTAGTCTTACTACTGCAGTTTTTGACGTTGAGCAGTCTACAGATTCTCCAGAAGGTTTTGCTTATTCTTACAAAACGACTACCACAACTGCAGAGGGTTCAGTAGGCGCATCTGATTTGTCTTACGGCGTTTTATATAAAATTGAAGCACAAGATTTACAACATTTGGGATATTCTACAAGTAGTGCAAAATCTGTAACAGTTTCTTTTTATGTAAAATCTAATACTACGGGAACTTATGTTCTTAATTTATATAACGCTGATAATGTTAGGCATATTGCAAAAACCTATACTATAAGTTCAGCTAATACTTGGGAGTATAAAACACTTACCTTTGCTGGTGACACTACTGATGGTTTTAATAATGATAATGGTTCTGGATTAGAATTATATTTTATGACAGGGGCTGGTAGTGACTATACAAGTGGAACACTTCCTGCAACTTGGGAGGATTATACTGCAGCAAATTTTTCGGTTGGACAAAGTGTTCAATTACAAAATACTCTTAATGCAACGTGGCAAATTACAGGACTGCAACTCGAAGTTGGCACAGTAGCCACTGAGTTTGAGCATCGCAGTTTTGGTGAGGAGTTGGCGTTGTGTCAGAGGTATTACTTTAAAAATGCAGGCACTATTTATGGCGGACTGTATGGTACTAGCCGTGGTTTTGCAGGTGCTGCTTGCTTGCCAACTACTATGAGAGCAGACCCAAGTTTGTCATATTCTGGCATACGAACAACAACTGGATTAATTGCTTATGTCACACGAAATTCGGCTCAATATCTTATGGATTCTACAAGTCCATTTGTTACTGGGCTTGAGGCGGATGCGGAGTTGTAATGATGAATGAAATGAATATTACTTCGGCTAAATATCTTGCAGATGACACAGGCAATATTTCAATCATCGCCACTATTGATGGAGTTGAGTGGGGAGTTCCGTTGAGTGCTGGCAACCGCCACTATGACGAAATCATGCGCCAAGTAGAAGCTGGCACACTTACGATACAGGATGCAGACTGATGGAGAGCAAGACCGTACAAGACTTAGCCATAGGTGCTGGAGCAATTAGTGCCCCAATGTGGGTGACTAGCGCGACTGCTTGGGTCGAGCTTTTGGTCATGTGCGGTGGTCTTGTTTTGGTAGGGATTCGTATTTGGCAAGCATTGCGAGAACGCAGCAATGGAACCGATTAGTGCCGCCCTTACTGGAATAGCCTTAGTTCAAAAGTCTGTAGATTTTATCAAATCGAATATCTCCACAGCCAACGACATCAAGGACATCGCTGGTGCTTTGGATGGGCTTTTTGCTGGTGAAAAGCAAGTCCAGAAAGAGCGTTTTTCAGAAAAGTCTATGCTGGGTCAAACAAAAGATGCCGCATCCAAGGTGATAGATGCCAAACTTGCTGCCGAAGCTATGCAAGAGATGCGAACACTCATCAATCACCGCTTCGGGCACGGCACTTTTCAGCAAATCATTGCAGAGCGCAACAAGGCTATCAGGGAAGAGAAAGCGCGTATTGCTGAACAGAAGCGCATACTCCGCAAACGTCAGCAAGAACGCAAAGAAATGATGATGATTGTGGGTTCTGTTGTTGGCGGTATCGGCATCTTCTTCTTACTTCTGTTGGTGTTTTTAATGACCGACGTATAACCTTATCTTCATAGGACATAATTGTGAGGGGAGCCGTTCAAATCGGCAAAGTGGGGGAGCTTCTGGCTCAAGCTATATTTGAGAGCTTT